TTGGACAGGCAGGAACTTCTCCTGTCTACAATGAGTATGAGTTTACCAATGGTTTCATGTTCGCATAAAGAATAGGGGGCAACTTCGCCCCCTTTTTTTATACCGCGAAGCGGCTGAAAAGTCGGCTGCCCCAGTGGCGACCGTTTTCGTCATCAGGGCTCCCCCGCCCCTCCTTCGCTTGTGCCCTTAGTATAAGGCCGCGGCAACCCCCAGCAGCCGACCGTGTGCCACTGATCGGACTGTCCACCAAACCCCCACAGGACCCCCAGACCCCCTATAATAAGAGCATGAAGAACACCCACCTAGAGCACGCCGAAGATACCATCCTGACGGGGGACCTCTCCGTGCTGGACTGGTTCACTGCCCGTGGTCACCTGAGCGTGAAGATGGACGGTGCTCCCGCCATTGTGTGGGGGATTGATCCTGCCACTGATACTTTCTTTGTTGGCACCAAAGCAGTATTCAACAAAAAGAAGATTCGTATCGCCCACAATCACGAAGAGATTGATCTCTTCTATGAGGGCAATGTTGCAGAGATCCTTCATGCTTGCTTTGATTATCTGCCTCGCCTGAGCACCATCTATCAGGCAGACTTCATCGGTTTCGGTGGATCTGATGAGTATCAATCCAACCTCCTCACTTACAAGTTCCCTGAGGTAATTGACCAGAAGATTATCATCGCTCCTCACACCCGTTATGAGGCAAACGATGATCTTCGTGACAGTTGGGCAATCCCTCTTACGGTGAATCTGCAGAGCACTGATGACTGCCTCTTTGTGAAACCTGATGCCTACATTGTACATGGTCAAACCAGTTTCGCTGATGTTGAAGAGGTGTGTGATTTCGCCCGTCAAATGGCAACCACTGCCACCTTTGTAACTGTAAAGGAAGCAGAGAAGATTAAGCAACAGATCAATGCCTGCATTCGTGCTGGTGAAGAGATCAACCCTGACGACTTTGATTGTGACACCAACCTGCTGCGTCTGTGGGCACTGGTGAAGTCTATCAAAGACGATTGCCTCTTCCTGTGCCGCAACAATGGTCCCGCAGCATACCTCTACGGGAATCGGATTGATGCCGAAGGTTATGTACTGACCAATGAGTTTGGTATGTTCAAACTGGTGAATCGTGAGGTCTTTTCTAACGCTAACTTCAACCACGGACGCTTTCAGTGTGCCAGTTGAATAGGTGGCACACAGGGGATTGTGCTACCCCCTGATCCGTGCCATACTGTTATCAACAGGGAGAGGAACGGCGGGGGCAACCCCACAGACTCCCTGATCCCGTAGGCGGGGGGTCACGGTCCCGCCACCCTAAACCACTCACAACGGGCAATCAAGTCCGAGGAGAATCAAATGTCTACTCTGAATCAATTCTTTACTGAAGTTCTGGATCTTAAGTACGCCAGCAACTCTCAGGACAATTCGCATCATGAGAATCAGGTTGAAGAACTTCTGAAAAAGTACAACCTGACTTATGAATATCAACCCAATGGTATTCAGAACTCTCCTGACTTCCGTGTACACCACAACGGTAAGACTTACGACATTGAGTGTAAGTCTTCTAAACAGGCATATCCTACCTACAACGGTGGACTTCCGAAGAAAGGTGTTATCTATGTGTTCAGCAGTAAGAAGTACAATGAGACGACCGTCTTCTTCGCTGATGATGTAGTGTCCGATGCCAAACGCGATCTCTACAGTGAGTTCCTTGAGCGTCAGAATGCCCTGCTTCAGGAATACCGTTCTATGGAAGAATGGCAGGATGATGAGCGTGGGTTTGACTTCTATTGCCGTGCCATGTATACCCAATCGGGTGGCAAGTCTAAGACCGATTACTTCACTCATGCCAAGCGCGGTTACTGTGAAGATCGTGTGGTGAACTTCAATTTCTGATGACAAAGAACTGGGTTCTGATTGTGGTTGCTTTGATGATCCTCTGGCAACCCCTCCAACCGATCCGCCATATGACAGCTGATGCACTGTCCCTTGCCGCGACCTGGATCCGCGACTGACCCTGTAGAATACACTCACAACGCAACCAACCCCATGCGCTTTGAAGTCCGTTACCAGACCCCCTACAACCACTGTGAGTGGCGGTCGCAATGGTTCACCACCAAAGAGGAGGCAGATCGCATGGTGGACTTCTATCGGTCCTGCGGTTCCCCTGCCCATGTGGCACCTTCCTCTCTGGCACAGTTGGAACGCTGATCCGCCTCTGACCCCTTATACTGATATCAGTTCAGACAACCACCAATGAACGCTCTCACCTCCATGGTCTCCGAAACCGAAACCTACAACGGTTGGGCAAACTGGGCAACCTGGAACGTCGCCCTCTGGCTCCAGAACGATGAGAACCTTTACAAGGTCGCCCGCCAGTACGATTCCTATGATCGCCTGATCCCCCGCCTGGAATCTCAGTTCGGGCAGATGACCCCTGACGGTGCTCGCTGGATGGACCCCACGATTGATACCGACGCCCTGGATGAGATGCTGACCGACCTCTGATCCGATGGGAACGGCAGCGCCCCTAAAGACTCCGACCCTATCAACCCAACATCCTACCATGACCCGCGACCTGGCAACCTCCCTCCTGAACCGTGCCGCCGATGGTTCTCAACTCCTGGAGATCCTGGAGAGCATCGCCGCCGATGAGCAGCAGGGAACCGCCACCGATTTTGACGGCAACCCCATCATCTGGTAGGATACTGAAGAACCGACGCCCCTCCATGGCATCCCCGATCAAAGTTCGTGACGCCCTCCGCATGATTCACAAGGCGGGCGGCGTCATTCGGTCGGGTGGCAGTCACGACAAAGTGACCCACCCGAACCTACCCCAGACCTTCCACCTTCCGACCCATGGCAGCAAAGGACGACCTACCCTCTCCCCTGGCATGTCCCATGAATTTCTAAAATTTCATGCCGCCATGCTCGCCGCCAAGGCGTCCTGATCTGCTACAATACTCTCATCCGCAACGGACCCCATGATCCTCTCCCAATCCTCCGACCTCCGTACCCGCCAGATCGTTTGGACTGCCCGTGGCAACGACGACTCCTCCATGGGGTCGCGTCTTCAGCCCCAGTTGGGCATCAGTGCCTACGCCATCGCGGGGCAGTTCGCTGAGGTCTGGCGTGATGAGGCACAGGAGGCACTGCCTGCCTGGTGACCCTGTTCGTTCGTGACCAGGCAGTGCCCCCGTATCCTTATGGTGCGGGGGTCGCCGCCGTATATAAAACCCATGGGTCCCTGTAACCTACAAAGTGTTACGGACGCAAGAGAACTATAAAGTCATATATAAAACAAAAAACAAAATTCATATTCTCAAAATGAAAAAAAATCCCGGAGAAAATTTTACGACTGTAGAGGTTGATCCAATAACTGGTGAGTACTATGTAACGATCCCAGAATGGATTCTAAATGATTTTGGATGGTACGAAGGGACCGCCGTGAACATAGAAGTAGAAGGAGACTGTATTGTAATCACGGAGGTAAAAGAGGACACTTGACGAAGGACTACATAGTGATGTATGATGTTGATGTAAACGCATTCTATTATGGCTAAAGGATTCACCGTAAAAGCAAACCCACCTACTGTACAGGAACAAGAATGGGACTATGGTCTAGCCCGTGAAATGGTAAAAGGAAAGACCGTTGTATTCTGTTTGCCTGGTAGAGGAGTTTCATATACTTACCTAAAGAATTTTGTACAACTTTGCTTTGACTTGGTACAAGCTGGCGCAAGTATCCAAATCTCGCAAGATTATTCTTCAATGGTTAATTTTGCCCGCTGTAAGTGTCTTGGGGCAAATGTACTTCGTGGACCAGATCAAATTCCCTGGGATGGAAAACTGAAATATGACTGGCAATTGTGGATTGATAGTGATATTGTATTCAATACTGAAAAGTTCTGGCAACTGGTTCTAATGGACAAGGACATTGCCGCTGGATGGTATTGTACCGAAGACGGTAGAACGACTTCTGTTGCTCACTGGTTAGAAGAAGATGACTTCCGTAATAATGGTGGAGTCATGAATCATGAAACCATTGATAGTATTCAAAAGCGTCGTAAACCATTTACAGTTGATTACACTGGATTTGGATGGCTTCTGATTAAGAACGGAGTCTTTGAGAATAAGGATATGAAGTATCCTTGGTTCGCTCCGAAGATGCAAGTCTTTGAGTCTGGTGAAGTTCAGGACATGTGTGGAGAAGATGTATCATTCTGTTTGGACGCAAAGGAAGCAGGCTTTGAGATTTGGTGTGACCCTCGTATCAGAGTTGGTCACGAAAAAACAAGAGTCATTTGATGTCTAACCAACGCTATAATATTCTCTGTAAGGGGAGAAGAATTTATTCAAGTCTTACAGAAGAAGAATATTTCAATGTCATGGAGGATCTGTCTATAGAATATTATCAGACAGGTTCTCCACGACCTGAAGATCTTGAAACTGAAATTTTATTGGAGAACAATGTATGGCAGCAAAAGCAAAAGGTGGTCTGAACAAGAACAGTTCTTATATTCCTGGACCTCCTAAAAAGTCTCGTCAAGGAAACGGTATGGGAACCAAATATGCCGCTTCGTCTCGTAACTCGGCTCGTAAAAAGTATAGGGGTCAGGGGAAAGGTTGATGTACTTCCTAGAGTGTGATGATGAATGGAATCAAATACATCCATCTGACCTCTGGGTTTATAATAAACTCTTTTTAAGTCGGGTTTTAGGTTATACTTGTGGTCCTGCGGGAACCACGGTGCCTAAACCCGACTTTTATATTGTTCGTCCGTCTTTTAATTTGTTTGGAATGAGTCGCTTTGCTCGTAAAGAATGGATTGAAAAGACGACAGATGAGATACATCCTTCAGAATTTTGGTGTGAGATCTTTGAAGGTGAGCACTTGAGTGTTGATTACCATCACGGCAAACAAGATTTGGTGATTTTAGGAACAAGAAGATCAAAAAATCCCCTTTATAAGTGGGATAAATGGGAAAAAGTTGATAGAGATGTCAAATTTCCAAAAATCTTGACTCAATTATGTGGCAACTATGAATGGATTAACTGTGAATTTATTGGAAATCGGTTAATTGAGGTTCATTTTCGTCAAAATCCAGACTTTCGTTATGGAAATACCATCGCAATACCAAATTGGGAAGAAAATAATCAAGAAAATCTTGAAGATTATGAGTATGTTCATGATCCAGACTTTCATAGAAGGGGTTTTTGGGTCAAATAAATACATTTTTTGCTAAAAAATTGAGTTGGAACAGTTTTCAATGGGCAAACACCTGCTCCTAGAGGTGTATAATGTGGATTTTGACCTGATTAATGACGTAGAATCTCTACAAAGCGTCATGATCAATGGTATTAATCGTGCAAAGATGACTATTTTGAATACATTTTCTCACTGTTTTCTTCCACAGGGCTGTACAGTTGTCATTGCCCTCTCTGAAAGTCATGTTTCATGTCATACTTGGCCAGAAAACGGTTGTTTGGCAGTGGATGTCTATACTTGTGGAGAAGGAAATCCTCGTCTGATTGCTCTAGAAATCTTAAAATACCTAAATTCGGACTCTTATTCTCTGCGTGAGGTTGATCGTTAAATACTAGTAAGGAGATAGCAACCTCCTTTATAAAAGTTCTGTTTTATTGATTTAAAACAGGAGCTAAAATGTCTAATTTACCAGTAGATAGAGATCAAAATTACATGAGAGAGATGTGGGGAACCACAAGACTCATCACAGATTATGAATCAACACCACCTCAAAGAATTATTCAAGAGGTTATGCATGATTCTGCACCAAAGCATGATTTAAAAAGACAAACTGAACTTCATGAGAAAATTCGTAATGATGAAGATTACGATGATTGGAGTTATGGCACTGAACCAACATATGGTTCACCTTGGAAATAGGATATAAATAAAGCAAGAAACTTTTGTCCGATGGCAATACAAAGGATATCTAGATCATTTAAAGATATTAGTTTATCCTTTGAACCTCATCCGGTTACAAAGGATTTACCCATATTGAGAAACGAAAACGCAATAAAGCGATCTGTCAGAAACATCGTAGAGACTATTCCCACAGAAAAATTTTTTAATCCAAACTTTGGATCTGATGTGCGTAGTAGTCTCTTTGAGTTTGTTGATTATGGTACTGCTTCAATTATTCAGAATCAAATTGAACTAGCAATACAAAATTTTGAAGACAGAGTTGAAAATGTAGTCGTTGAGGTAAATCCTAGACCCGACACCAATGAGTTTGAGGCAACGATATTTTTTGATATTATTGGACAAGAATTCCCAACACAAGAATTTACATTTATCCTAGAGGCAACAAGATAAAATGCCTTTTACACAGTTTACTAACCTAGATTTTGATCAGATTAAGACCTCAATAAAGGACTATCTTCGTGCGAACTCAAACTTTACTGATTTTGATTTTGAGGGATCAAACTTTTCGGTTTTAATTGACACTCTAGCGTATAACACATATATAACGGCATTTAATTCAAACATGGTCGTAAATGAGTCTTTTCTAGACTCTGCGACTTTAAGAGAAAATGTTGTCTCTTTGGCAAGAAATATTGGTTATGTACCCCGCTCTAGAACGGCGTCAAAGGCGGTGGTATCCTTGAATGTACCAACTACCACAACAAGTCCAACACTCACCTTACAGGCGGGTCTGGTGTGTGTTGGTGGAGTTGAAGACACAACATATACTTTCTCAATTCCAGAAACTATTACAACAACAGTCACTAATGGAGTAGCATCCTTTAGTGGCATTAACATCTATCAGGGAACTCTTCTTCGCAATCAATTCGTTGTTGACGGATCTTTAGACCAGAGATTTATTCTTGACAACTCTTTCATTGATACATCCACGATTGTTGTTTATGTTAAGGGTGTTTCTGATACTGGTCTTGGTAGAGAATATACACTGGTAGATAATATTCTGAATTTAAATGGCACCTCAGAAACATTTTTAATTCAGGAAATCAAAGATGAAAAATATGAATTGCTTTTTGGAGACGGAATCTTTGGTAAGAAACTAGACAATAATACTGTCATTACAGTAACTTACATTGTTACTGATGGTAAAAGTGGTAACGGTGCTTCCGTCTTTTCTTTCTCTGGTTCATTAAGAGGGTCTTCTGATGAAATTGTAACCCCATCATCAACAGTATCAGTTATTACAACATCGTCTTCTTCCAATGGTGGTGACATTGAAAGTATTGACTCAATCAAATACTTTGCTCCAAGACTCTATTCATCACAATATAGAGCAGTAACTGGAAGAGATTATGAGTCCATCATTCAACAAGTATATCCAAACACAGAATCAGTATCAGTAGTTGGTGGAGAAGAGCTTGATCCACCACAGTTTGGTACGGTTCTTATTAGCATCAAACCAAAAAATGGAGATTATATTTCCGATTTTGACAAGCAACAAATCTTAAGTAAGTTAAAGAATTATTCATTAACAGGAATCAATCAATCCATTGTAGATCTAAAAGTTTTGTATGTGGAAATAGATTCTGCTGTTTATTATGATTCACCTAAAGTTTCAAATGTTAATGACTTGAAAACAAGAGTAACAAATGCTCTTACAACTTATGCAACATCAACCGATGTCAATAAATTTGGTGGTAGATTCAAATATAGTAAGTTAGTTAGAATTATTGATGATGTTGACACGGCAATTACATCAAACATTACCAGGGTTATTATTAGAAGAAATCTAAAAGCTGCTGTGAATCAATTCGCACAATATGAACTTTGTTTTGGAAATCAATTCCACATTAATCCAAAGGGATTTAATATTAAGAGCACTGGATTTAGAATTTCGGGAGAGGCAGATACAGTTTATTTGACAGATGTTCCAAATAAAGATTCAAATGGAAATCTTGATGGAAGTGGGATGGGTGTAATGTCTGTTGTAAAACAAAATCCAAATGGAGTTGATAATATTGTTGTAATTAAATCTGCAGGAACCATTGATTATACAAAAGGTGAGATTATATTAACCACGATTAATATCACATCAACCGTTTTAGAAAATAATATTGTTCAGATTCAGGCATATCCAGAATCAAACGATATCATAGGTTTAAAGGACTTATATTTGAGTTTTAATGTTGCCAATAGCACCATAAATATGGTTAAAGATACTATATCTTCTGGTGAACAAATATCTGGTATAGGATTTAAAGTAACATCAAATTATCTAAACGGAGAACTAAAGAGGATATAAGATGATAGCAACCGGGTTTGAATCAAAAGTACAAATTCAACAAATTGTTGAGAATCAACTTCCAGAATTTATTTTATCAGAGAGTCCAAAGGCGGCAGAATTTTTAAAACAGTATTACATATCACAAGAGTTTACTGGTGGAACTGTTGATATTGTAGATAATTTAGACCAATATCTAAAGTTAGATAACCTTACTCCAGAAGTAATTACTGGCGAAACATCTTTATCTACAAATGTAACCAGTACAGATTCAACGATTCAAGTAACAAGTACTAAGGGATTTCCAAATCAGTACGGTCTTTTTAAGATTGATGATGAAATCATTACCTATACAGGAGTAACAACCAATACTTTTACTGGATGTATTCGTGGATTTAGTGGAATTACATCTTATCATGCCGATAACGCTCCCGGTGAATTAGTTTTTTCAACTTCATCATCAGCATCACACACCTCTGGTGCTCCCGTATCAAATTTAAGTGCTCTCTTTTTAAAGGAGTTTTATAAAAAGATTAAGTATAGTCTTACACCTGGATTAGAGAACGCAGATTTTGTTTCCAATTTAGATGTAAGTAATTTTATTAAAGAATCAAAAGTATTCTATCAGTCCAAAGGAACTGAAGAATCTTTCAGAATTCTTTTTAATGTTCTATATGGTGTTACACCAAAGGTAATTGATCTTGAAGAATATCTTTTAAAACCTTCGGCAGCGGAGTTTATTAGAAGAGAAATTGTAATTGCTGAAAGGATTTCTGGTGATCCAAACAAATTAGTTGGACAGACAATTAGAAACTCTTCAGATGAAGAGAGTCAAGCTTCAGTGTCTGAAGTTGAGATAATTACAAGAAAAGGTAGAACCTATTATAAACTTGGATTATTTGTTGGATTTAATGAAAATGATCTTATTGAAGGATCTTTTTCAATTCCTGGAAAAACAAAAGTAATTGGAAATGTTTCAGTAGGGTCATCAGTAATCACCGTTGATTCTACAGTAGGATTCAGTACTTCTGGAACATTTATTTGTGGAAATAATACGATTACTTATGGTGATAAAACAGTTAATCAGTTTTTAAACTGTAGTGGTATTAATTCTGCAATTGATTCAACATCTGACTTAAGATCAAATGAGGTCATATATGGTTATGAAAATGGAGATATTACTAAAAAGGTTGAATTAAGAATTACTGGGGTACTATCAAATTTTGTACCAATTTCAGACATTAAACTTACTTCGGAAGGTGAAAAAATATTTGTCAAAAATCTTGGCGAAAATATTATTAATCCAGAACTAGAAAAAACTAGGAAACAAATTTTTTCAAATTCCTGGATTTATAATACATCATCAAGATATCAAGTAAGCAATATCTCTGGATCAACTTTTGTACTTTATTCAAATATTGATAAATCAAGTCTAAAAGAGGGAGATGCTGTAGACATTTTAGTCAGAGGAACTCAAAATGTTAGTGTAAGTGGTGCGACCGTACAGAACATAAACACAAACACTAGAGAAATCATTTTAGATAACCTATCTGGATTTACTCCAGTTATAGGTTTGTCCTATGATATTAGGAGATCTTTAAATAAGGCTCATAGTGTCGGAGCAGAACTGGAGTTTGGAAACAATGTAATAACATCAGATGTACAAAATGTCTATAATGATTCTGATGAATATTTCTATGTCGCATCAAATTCTTTGCCATCATATGAAATAACAAAAAATATTTCAACGGCAACTTTAACCGAAGCTACTGGAAGCAGTATTCAGGGATATAATAATTCAACTCTCAAATATTCAATCTTATCATTTGCTTCAGATGTTCCCTTTATAACTGGAGATGCTGTTTATTATTCTCCACAAACAACATCAATTACTGGATTGAATGAAGGAATTTATTATGTAAAGGTACTAACAAATAAAAATCAAATAAGACTTTACGTTTCTAGGTCATTTATACCCATTGATGATTATGTTGAATTTGAACCACTTCAGTCTGGAACCGGATCACATACATTTACTCTTCTCAAAGATTTTGGTAAGAAAGTAGGACCACAAAAGTTACTTAAAAAGTTTCCATTACTGCCAAATATCAAATCTGGTGACAATGTAGAAACTGTTCCTGGAACTATAGGTATTTTAATCAATGGTGTTGAAATTAGCAACTATAAGTCTGATGATAAGATTTTCTATGGACCAATACAATCAGCAAAAGTTTTAAATGGCGGAACAAATTATGATGTTATAAATCCACCAACTATTCAAGTATCTACTTCTGGTTCTGGAACAACTTGTTTTATTCAACCAGTTGTGAGTGGAGTTGTAACTGCTGTTTATGTTGACCCACAAGATTTTGACATAGAAAAAATAGTTTCGGTTACAGTCACTGGTGGAAATGGTAGTGGAGTAGTATTAGAACCAATCATTTCAAACAGATATAGAGAGTTAGCATTTGATGCTAGATTAATTACAGAATCTGGCGGTATTGATGTAAATAATGAAACATTAACATTTTTAAATAATCACAATTTATCTAATGGACAGGCAATTGTTTACAATAAAAATGGAAATGATCCCGTAAGTATAGGAACTTTTGGTGGATTAAATACGGATCAAAACCTAACATTGCAGAGTGGTTCAGTATATTATTCACAAATTGTTAATCCAACTACGATTAAACTCTATCAAACTGCCTATGATTATAGTGCTGGAATAAACACTGTAGGATTTACGACGGCTAGCAATATTGGCGTACATAAGTTTAGAGTATATGATACAAAAAATACATTAAGTTCAATTAAGGTTTTAAATCCTGGAAGTGGTTATCAGAATAGAAAACTAATTGTAAAACCAGCAGGAATATCAACATACACATCATCTGTCAATTTTGTAAATCACAACTTTAACAATGGTGAATTAGTAAGATACTCTTCTACTGGATCTACGATTAGCGGTTTAACAACAACTAGCCAATACTATGTTATTAAAGTTGATAATAATTCATTTAGACTTGCTGATGCTGGTATAGGTGGAACTATAACTTCAAATTATACTAGAAAAAATTATGTTCACTTTAACTCTGTTGGATCTGGATATCACAATTTTGAATACCCACAAATACAAGTCAACATTAATGTTGAGTATTCTGGAACAACAGGAGTTATTACAGCGACACCAATTGTTCGTGGATCAATAATTGATGCTTATGTGTATGAAGGTGGTAGTGGGTATGGATCTGATATATTAAATCTTGAAAAAACTCCAACACTTACCATAAAAAATGGTAAAAATGCTCAATTAAAACCCATTATCGTCAATGGTAGAATAGTATCTGTAGAAATACAGAGTAAAGGTTCTGAGTATAATGCCGCACCAGATTTAAAAGTAAATGGTGATGGTATTGGAGCAAAATTAAGAGCAATAGTAACAAATGGATACATTTCTGAAGTTATAGTATTAAATTCTGGAGTAAACTATACCAGTGATAAAACCACTATCCAAATTACATCTCCAGGATCTGGTGCGATTATTGAACCAAAAATTAGAAGTTTATCAATAAACAATTTTGAAAGATATGGATCAGATCTTTTTGTAGATACTGAAAATAATTTAGAATACTCTATTGTTGGATACTCAACTAATATTGGTAAAAACTACTTCGGTGATACTGGTCTAACTCACTCCCCAATAATTGGTTGGGCATATGATGGAAATCCAATATATGGACCATATGGATACAGTAATCCCTCCGATGAGAATTCAGGAATTACTTTACTACAAACTGGATACACTTCAAATTCATCAAATATAGATAACAGACCTTCTGGATTTACCATAGGATTTTTTGTAGATGATTATAAGTTTACAAATTCTGGAGACTTAGATGAAAATAATGGTAGATACTGTAAAACTCCCGAGTATCCAGAAGGAACATACGCATATTTTGTTGGTGTAAATACAAATCCATCCTCTGGAAAACTAGATCCAAAATATCCATACTTTATTGGAAATACTTATAGATCAAATCCAATTCAAGAAAATTTTGAAATAAATCAATCTTCCTTTGACTTTAATAATTCAAATTTAATTAGAAATACTTTCCCATATAAAGTAGCAGACTTATATGCTGATAATGATTTTATTATTGAGTCAAATGAGTATGTTGATCAAACAGCAGTTGTTGATTCAGTAACCAAAGGATCTGTTGATTCATTCCAAATTGTAGAACCAGGAAGTGACTACAAAATTGGAGATTCCGTTGAATTTGACAATGAGGGTACTAGTGGTGGTGGATTAAGTGCTTATGTTAAAACTATTACTGGAAAATCTATAACAAATCTTCAAACATCAATTAAAGAATATAATGGTGTGGTTTTTGTTTGGGATAATTCAAAGCAAATCTCGGCATATATTTCAACATCACATACTTTTAACAATGCCGATAATATTGTTGTATCTGGGTTATCAACAGAGATAAGATCATTAACTGGATCACATATTGCTGGAGTTAATACTGTAAGAACAGTAGTCTACAAAGAAATAACAGCAAACGCAACTGCTGGTGTTGTAACTGACATTTATGTTTCATCTATTCCTAATTCCATTTCAATTGGAAGTAGCATTGGTATTGGAACCGAAAGACTTTTAGTTCTAAACAAATTTAATGATAGAAGTATTTTAAGAGTAAAGAGAGGTGTAACTGGATCAGCACATACTTCGTCAACCTTTGTTGACTTAATTCCAAGTTACATAACACTACCAATAGAATCGGATTATTTTGATTCTAAAGTCAACGATAAGTTCTACTTTAATCCAAATGAGTCTGTTGGTGTTGGTACAGTTGTTGGTGTAGGAACATCAGTTAATTATACC